GGAGCGCGAGATCGGTGTCACCCGCAAGAAGCTCCGCTGCGACCTCGCGAAGCTCCGCCGCCTGATGAAGGAGACGCTGGAGATGTAAACCCGCGGGGCCAAATGACGAGGCTAACCCGCACGGGAGTGGCAGGAAATGAACCTCCTGCCGTTCCAGATCGACCATGCGGCCCGCCTGCTCGCCGCCCTGCGGCGGGCGGGCGTGGCGCTGGACGCGAGCGAATGCGGTGCGGGCAAAAGCTATTTGGCCGCGAGTGCAGCGGCGCGCGGCGGCTGGAAGCTCGCGGTGCTTGCACCGAAGGCCACGCTTCCTGCGTGGGAGCGGGTGGCGAGCGGTTTCGGCGCCGAGGTTCTCTTCATCTCCAACTACGAGGCGGTGAAGCTGGGCAAGACCGGCTTCGGAGCGTTCCGGGGAAAGGAATTCATCTGGCGGCTGCCGCCCGATGCGCTCCTCGTTATTGACGAGGCGCAGCGTTGCAAGGCACGGGACAGCCAGAACGCGCGAATGCTCATCGCCGCGCGGCGCCAGGGCGTGCGGACCTTGCTCTGCTCGGCCACCGCCGCGGCGAACCCACTCGAGATGCGCGCCATCGGCTACGCGTTGGGGCTGCACCGGCTCCGCGATTTTTGGCCCTGGGCCATCATGCACGGGTGCCGCAAGGGGCGGTTCGGATTCGAGTTCAGCGGTGACCGCGAAGCGCTGGAGCGTCTCCACCGCCGGGTGTTTTGCGATGGCGGTCCGGGTTCGCGATTGAAAATCGCGGAGATCCCAGGATTCCCTCCGACCCAGATCATCGCTGAGCCGGTCGGCACCGGGCGCGAGCGCGAAATCCAGGCCATTTACGACGAGCTGGCGCACGACATCAACAGCGCCACGGCTCGGGCCGACGAGGCGCGCCTATCGGAGATCGCGGACAATCTTCAGGCAAAGCGGGCGAATCATCTGACCGTCTTGCTTCGCGCCCGCCAGGAGATCGAGGCGCTCAAAGCCGATGCAATCGTTTCCATGGCCAAGGACGCCGCCGCCGAGGGGATGTCGGTCGCCGTGTTTCTGAATTTCGATTCCACGGTCCGGGATGTTGCCGCGCGCCTCGGGACCGAGTGCCTGATCGTTGGCGGGCAGGGCGACGGGGAGCGAGACGACGCGATTCGGCGCTTCCAGAAGAACCGCGAACCGTTCATTGTGGCCAATATCAAAGCGGGTGGCGTGGGTGTATCCCTCCACGATCCCGAGGGCCGCAAGCCGCGGCTCGCGCTGATTTCGCCGACGTATTCCGCACAGGACCTGCGACAATGCCTCGGCCGCGTGCACCGGACGGGCGGGGCCCATTCGATCCAGCGGATCGTCTTCGCCGCGGGCACCGTGGAGGAGCGGGCTTGCGAAGCCGTCGCCGCGAAGCTCGCCTGCATCGATCTTTTGAATGACGGGGATTTGTCGGGGCCAATTTTCGCAGGCTCCCCGCAAAGGAGAGGCATGAGCAACGAGGAGCCCTCCGACAAGCACGCGCGCTACAGCCCGAGCAGTTTTGCTTACCGGGAAATTTGTCCTGGGTTCGTCAACCGGGAGGAGGCCGGCCCGGCTGCGGAGGAGGGAAGCCTGCTGCACAGGGCGGTGGAAACCGGGGACATCGATGGTTTGAACGAGGAGCAGTCCCAGTGCGCGCAGATGTGCCTGCGGCTCGTCGCTGAACAGGAGACCGAGTTCCGGCCCGAAAAGGTGTTCGCCGAGCACAAGGTTTCGATTTGCGACGGATTGACCTTCGGCACTGCAGATCGCATCGCGATCAACGGCACCCGCGCGCTGCTCTTTGATTACAAGTTCGGCCGCAACCCTGTGCCTGACGCGGAGGAGAATCCGCAGCTTCAGGCCTACGCCATCGGCATCTTCGAGGAATTCACTACGGTCGAGGAAGTGAAGGTCTTCATCCTTCTTCCCCGGCGCGATGAGGTTTCTTCGGCGCTCTACCGGCGCAGCGATCTCAATCGGCTCCGGCTTCGGGTTCAGACCATCATAGCGCGGTGCGAGGCCGCCGAACCCGAACTCCGCGCGACTGATCACTGCCTTTATTGCGCCGCGCAGGGCACTTGTCCCGCGCTTCACAAGCACGCGCTGACCATCGCCGCCGGCTACCAGGACGAGCTGAAACTCCCCGACGAGTTTCATCCATCCAAGATCACCGATCCCGCCACGATGAGCCGGGCGCTCATCGTGGCGCGGGTGCTTGAAAAATGGTGCGACTCGGTCAAGCACCACGCGCTGCAGATGCGCCTCGGTGGCCAGGAAATTCCCGGCCACGAACTTCGCACCCGCGCGGGCGTCCGCAAGATTACCGATCCGCTGGCCGCGTGGGCCGCGGTTCGGGAACGGCTGTCTCCGGACCAGTTCGTCGCCTGCTGCGACGTCTCCCTGCCCAAGCTGGAAAACACTTTTGCCGAGGCGGCGCCGCGTGGCGCCAAGGCCAAGGCGAAACAGGAGCTCTGCGAGGCCCTGGCCGATCTCGGCATCGTCGAGACCGGCAAAGAATCCCTCTACCTCGCCAAGACCAAAAACTGAATACCAAGCCCATGATGACATCGTTCAAACAACCCGCATCCAAACCCGCCGCACCCCCTGCGGCGCAAACGCACGCAGCCGCACCTCCGGCGCAATCTCTGCCACCGGAGCACGATGAGGAATCCTCGGCGCCCCTCGCCATTCCCGGCAGGCCTGTCGAGGGCGAGTTCCTCTCCGAGGACTTCGTGATCCCCAAGCTGCACCTGGTCCAGGCCGTCGGGCCTCTCTCGGAGAAGTTCACGCCCGGCCAGTATGTCTACAACAAGGAACTCGTGATCAGCGACGGGACGGCGCCGGTCAGCGTCACCGTTCTTCGCATCAAGAAGCAGTATCAGGAGAACCTGCCCTACGGCGGCGACCAGCTCCCCCGCATGTTCGACACGCTGGAGGAAGTGAAACAGGCCGGCGGCTGGATCGACTGGCGCAACAACGAGCGCCCGCCCTTCTCCCCGATTCTGCAGGCGCTGGTGCTGATCCGCTCGCCCTTCGAGGAGAACCCGCTCTTCCCCTACGAGTTCGCGGGCGCGGCCTACGGGCTGGCGCTCTGGACCCTGCGGGGCGTGAGCTTCACGCGCGCCGGCAAGACCATCATCACCGCGAGTCAGTTTGCGCTCAAGGACGGTCTCCACACCGGCTCCTGGTCGCTCTCCTCCAAGCGGGAGAAGGTGGGGCTGAACTTCATTCACGTCCCGGTCCTGCGCCACGACGCAAAGCACACTGCCGAGTTCGCCGAGTTCGCCCTCGGCCTTCTTGGCTGAGCCGGGCGGAACCGAATGACCCGCTACGACGGATAACAAGAACAGAGAGTCCAGGGGGTGCGGCGGAGCACGGCGTCACCCCGCCCCGGGACTCGCAACCTGAAAGCCTGACACTATGACGCCACATTCACATTCCACGTCTCATTCCCGCGTCGACGACACGCGGGAGCGCCTCGGCCTGCTCGCCGCCCACACCCGGTCCCAAATACGCGGCTGGACTGCCCTCTCTGATATCCTCAGGTGCCCGCTCATCCTCACGCCCGCATCGCGCAGAGAAGCCGCGGCGCTCGCCAGCGAGGCGATCACCGTCCTGCGCGCCATGGCCTCTTGCGTCAAGGACGCGAGGCGCTGTTACCGCCGGCGCCGCTACGGGCGCTGCCTGCGCGCCCTGGACCGCTTCGAGCGGCTGCGCCGCGTCCTTGAACCCATCGGCGGGCTCGTGGCCCGCGCGCTCCTCAAATCCGCGTCCGAAGGGAGGCACGATGGCCATTGCGGTTGACTTTGAGACGTTCTACTCGCGGGACTATTCGGTGGGCGATTGCGGGATCTGGCACTACGTCACCGATCCGCGGTTCGATGCCTACCTGGTTGCCGTCGTAGGCGATGGCATCCGGTTCGTCGGGCACCCTCGTGATTTTGATTGGCGGCTCTTGAACGGGAAGGATCTGGTAAGCCACTCTGCGTCTTTCGACGGCATGGTGTTCATGCGGCTGACGGAGATTGGCGTCATCCCGCGCGAGGTCCAGTTCCGGTCCTGGCACTGCAGCGCCAATCTCGCCTGCTACTGCGGCGGCATGCGGTCACTGGCAAACGCAGCGAAAGGGCTGCTTGGCGAGGATATTTCGAAGGACATGCGCGGCTGGATGAAAGGCCGCACCTGGCAGGACGCGGTGGATGCCGGGCGCGCGGAGGAACTGCGCCAATACGCGCTGCGAGACGCCGATGCCTGCCTGGCCATCTGGGAAAGGTTCTCCCCGCAGTGGCCCGTCCACGAGCGCGCCCTGGCGCGGCAGACCACGCTGATCGGCTGGCGCGGGATTCGCATCGACCGCAACCGCGTCGATTCCGGCATCGCGCACCTTGAACGGGTCAAATTTGATTCGGAACGGCTGATCCCGTGGGCGGAGGGCGACGCGCCGGTGCTCTCGCCCAAGGCGCTCGGTGAGGCATGCCGGAAAGCCGGGATCAAACCCCCGCCATCGCTTTCCGAGGACGACCCGGGATGCGAGGAGTGGGAGCGAACCTTCGGCTCGCAGTATCCCTGGGTGGGCGCGATGCGCGACTGGCGCAAGAGCAACGCTCTCTTGGAGAAGCTCAAAACCATGCGCGCGCGAACGCGGCCGGTGGACGGGTGCATGGGATTCGGCCTAAAGTATTTCGGGGCGGCCACGGGCCGGTGGAGCGGCGATGCAGGCTGGACCATCCATAATCTCCCGAGGGAAGAGAGCTACGGCGTGGACTTGCGGGCGTGCATTGTTCCACGCAAGGGCCACAAGATCGTCACCTGCGACCTCGCCCAGATCGAGCCGCGCTGCCTCGCGTGGTTAACCGGCGACCAGGCGTTCCTCGATCAGCTCGCGGGCGGCACCCCGCTCTACGAAGCCCACGCGCGCAACACGATGGGATGGCGCGGCGGCAATCTGAAGAAGGAAGATCCGCGCCGCTACGCCCTCGCCAAAGCCCGCGTGCTAGGCCTGGGTTACGGGTGCGGCCCGGACAAGTTCCGCGCCATCGCCAAGACGATGTGCGGGCTCGACATGACTGAGCGTGAGTCGCACGAGACCGTGAGCGCGTTCCGCTCGTCCAACCGCGCTGTCGTCGGCCTCTGGAACCGGCTCCAGACAGATTGTCGCAGATCCACGGGAGGCACTTTCGAGATCGAGCTGCCAAGCGGCCGAAGGCTCTCCTATTTCAACGTGAGTTCAAAGTCAGGTTGGACATTCCAGACCGAACGCGGTGGTCCCGTCCAAAGGTTCTACGGCGGCCGACTCGCTGAGAACTGTCTGGGCGGCGACACTGAAGTTTTGACGTCGCGCGGCTGGACCAGGATTGCGAACGTCCGCCTCGACGATCTGCTCTGGGACGGCGTCGAGTGGGTGACCCATGGCGGGGTGGTGGAGCAGGGCGAGCGCGAAACCATCGACTTCGGCGGCATCCAAGCCACGCCCGATCACAAGGTGCTCACCGCCGAAGGCTGGGTTCCCGCGGCGAGCGCAACTCACCAGGAGGCGACGGACTGTTATGGCCAAGCCTAAACTGAATCTATTCGGCCAGAAGTTCGGCCACATGCTGGTCATTGGAGACTGCGGCTCCGACGGACACCACACCCTCTGGAAGGTTCGCTGCGACTGCGGGCGTGTGGTCGTCAAAGTCGGAGTTGAGATCAAGTCCGGAAAATTTTGCTGCCACGAGTGTCCCTTCTGCCGGGAAAGCATCGGCGCCCATAACGCGACGCACGCCATGTCACGGCACCCTGCATACGCCGTTTGGCGCTCGATGCTCGCGCGATGCAATCGCCCTGGCCACCCCGCGTTCAAGAACTACGGCGGCAGAGGGATTAGCGTCTGCGACGCGTGGATGAGGTTCGAAACCTTCTGGGGCGACATGCGGGACGATTACGTGCCCGGCCTGACACTCGACCGGATCGACAACAACGCCGGATACTCCCGGGAGAACTGCCGCTGGGCATCTTGGACGACGCAATGCAGAAACAAGCGGGGCAACGTGCTCATCCCGACCCCGCTTGGCCGGATGACCGTCGCCGAGGCATCGGAACGCTTCGGCGTCAGGCGAACGACCATTTTCTACCGGATCCAAAACGACTGGCCAGCCGACAAGCTCCTCGTCGAGCCGGCCTTCACCAATCGAATCTCGCCATGAAGGTTTACGACATTCTCAACGCCGGGCCGCGCCGGCGATTCACCGTGCGCGGCGGGGACGGAAAGCCCTTTATCGTTTCCAACTGCGTCCAGGCCACCGCCCGCGACGTGTTCGCCGACGGGCTGCTGCGCGTTGAGGCCGCAGGGTTCCAGATCCTTTTCCACTGCCACGACGAGGTCGTTTGCGAGGTCCCGGCCCAATCCGCGCCGGAAGCCGCCGCCGCGATCGCGAGGCTCATGACCACGGCGCCCGAGTGGATGCCCGGCATTCCCCTCGAGGCCGAAACCCAAATCTCCGACCACTACTGCAAATGAGCACCGACGCCACGCCCATCAATCGTCCCCTGTTCTGCCTTCCCAATCTCTCGTCCTCGTCGGTCTTCGAGGCGCGCCCTTGGGAATACTCCAACGGCTCCACGCCGCACGGCGTCGACAAGGACGAGTTCCGGCGCTGGAGCTCCTTGCCCAGCACCGAGAGCCTCTTCTTCTCCGGATTCGAGGGCACGAACGCCGTGCTGCGCGTGGGCGAGGCCAATCCCGCGGTGTTCCTGCACGCGATCGTCGCCGATTATGACTGCCAGGTGACGGGAAGCGAGCGTGAGGCGTTCATGCGCAGGGGAGCGCCGGACTACCCGCCCAACTACATCGGCACCACCTTCTCGGGCAACCTCCGCCTCCTCTGGCTCCTTGGGGCTCGCATGCCGGTGTTCGGCTCGAAGCTGACCGAGGCGTTCCTGCGCAAAGTCGCCCGCGAGCTCGCCCTCAAGAAGATCTTCCCGGCACTCGATGAAACCGCCTTCTACTCCGTCTCCCAGTACTATCACTGCGGCGTGAGCTGGGACCCTGTCCATCCCACGCCGCTCCCGGCGCATCTTCTTCATTCGTGGCTCCTGGCCGTTTCCAAGAAGGCCGACTGGTCGGGATACGGCGACAAGATCCCGATCCCCCGCGTGGCCGAGGAACTCGAATCCCGGTTCCCGGGAAAGTGGAGCGGGCCGTTCGAGGAAGGCGCGCGCGGCGTCCGGTTCTGGGACGACACGGCGGACAACCCGACCGCCGCCATCGTGCGATCGACCGGGATGCAGTGTTTCACGGGTCCGAAGCCCTTCGTGTCGTGGGGCGAGATCTTCGGACGCAAATTCGTGGAGGCGTACCGCGCGGACACGGTGGGCGCGGCCATCGAAGGCGTCTGGTTCGACGGGCGCGATTACTGGAGAAAGGTGGAGGGCGTCTGGCGCTTGTTCAAACGCCAGGACATCGCGCTCCATTTCCGCGTGGCCCACGGCATCTGCGACGAGCGCGCCCGCGGGACGACCGCCTCGCAGATGGACGAGGTGCTCAACCAGATCCAGCAGGCCAAGAGCCTCGACGGCGCCGCGCCCTTCATCTACCGGCGCGACGCAGTGATCCCGTTCTCGGGGAAGCGCTACCTCAACATCGCCCGCTCGCGCCTGCTCGCTCCCGCCGAAGGTCCGCAGTCCTGGGGCGAGCGCTTCGCGTATATCGCCGGTCTGCTGGACGGCTACTTCGATCCGCCGGAGCAACTCCCGTTCTTCCTCTCATGGCTGGCCCACGGGTATCGCCACGCGCTTGCCGGTCGCCCGCGCAACGGACAGGCTACCTTCATCGCGGGCGACGTGAACCAGGGCAAGACGCTCCTCTCCAACGTGCTCGTGGGCGACCTGCTCGGCGGTCACATGGATGCCTCCGATTACCTCCTGGGCGAGTCGCGCTTCAACAAGGAGCTCTTCGAGGTGGGCCTCTGGACGGTGGACGACACGGTGCCGTCCTCCGACCCGCGCAAGCAGCAGCTCTACAGCGCGATGCTGAAAAAGATCCCTGCGAACTACTCCTTCCAGTATCACCCGAAGTTCCGCGACCAGCTCATGCTGCCGTGGGCGGGGAGGGTGATCGTCACCTGCAACGCCGATCCCGAGTCCATCCGCATCCTGCCCGATGTCGAGATGAGCCTGCTGGACAAGGTGATGCTCTTCAAGGTGGCCACGGCGGAGCGGGATTTCAGGGACGCGGCCGAGCGCATCCGCGGCGAGCTGCCTTTCTTCGCCGGGTTCCTGCGGGATTACGAGATCCCGGAGCACTGCCAGGGTGACGCCCGCTTCGGCGTCAAATGCTACCACCACGCGGAGTTGATCGAGACCGCGCAGCAGTCGAGCAAGACCGCGGGGTTCGTGGAGCTGCTTGAAATGTTCAAGGGCTCGATCTTCTCGGGGGGCGACCGCGATGCCTGGACCGGTTCGGCCACGCAGCTGCTCTCGGAGATGATGGCCGACGAGATCACCAAGCACGTGGCCGCCAAATACACGCCCGATCAGATCGGACGCCGGCTCGGCCAGCTCAAGGCCCAAGGTTACCCGATCAGCTACGAGCGAAGCCGCGACATCACCCGGACCCGGCGCTGGACCATCACCCGCAACACCCGCAACCCCGACAATGACCCCTTTTGACCACATCGACGTGTCCCAAGGACCACCTGCCCAAACAACGTGTTCCGAGCGTAAATGCCTGAGCGCGTGCAGGATGCGAGGTTGCTGGACTCATGGACGCGTTTTCGAGGCGCTCAATCAATGTGTGTGCGCGTGCGCGTGCGTGCGCGCGCGTAGCGCGTCTCTCTCGCGCACATGTATATGTATATTACATAGTGTTCTAAGAGTCCATGTGTCCAAGAGGCCCTGTTCATCGGCCTTGGCGATTCGGACACGTTTCGGACGCGTGACCTCGTCAGCGATCTTGGGGGGTGCCCGCCATGCCTGACGACTACAGCATGCGCCAGGCCGAGCGCGAGCGTGAATACCGGGCGGCCTTCGAGTCGCCCGAGGCCCGCGCCTGGATCGAGAGCATGCCGCCGGAGGAGCGCCGGCGCCTCGAGGCCGAAGGGCTGCTTAAGCCGCTCGTGCCTTCCAGCGGCAGCGGCATGCGCGACGAGGATCTCGCGGACTCGCCACTAGCCTCGGAAACGCCCGACATGGCCGCTGTGGTGGATCGTGAGGCGCCGCCGGCTGATCAGTGCTCCACGGCGGCAGCGGACGTTCTGGCGTCGTTCTGTGCGCGCATTCGCTCGGCATCAAGGCCGCTGCTAGTCTTCGACGCGATCTGTTTCGCCACGGGCGTCCTGGCGCTCGATGGCATGAGCCAGACGGCGCTCGCGAAACGGCACGGCGTATCGCGCGCGGCGTTCTCCAAAATCGCCACACAGTGGTGCACGACTTTCGGCCTGCAACCGAGCCGGGGGATGAAGTCCAAACGGGCCCGCAAGGTCTACGCGAAATTGACACGGAGGAAGTGGCGTGAGCGAAATCGTCGTCAATCTGGCCGAGCAGATTAATCTCGCCTTCGAGCAATCGGTCGCGCTCGCCACGCAGGCTAAGGACCAGGCGAGCACGGCAATCGCCAAGGCCCTCGAATGCGGACAACTCCTGCTCCAGCAGAAGGCGGCGCTGAAGCACGGCGGTTGGCTCGAATGGCTCGCGGCCAACTGTCCGAAAATCTGTGAACGGACCGCGCGGCGTTACATGGGTGTGGCAAAACGGACACATGTGGCCGATTTGAACGACGCGACCACGCTACGGCAGGCTTACCTCGCCTGTGGCATCATCCAGGAGAAGCCGAAGACGGTGAGCGAGCCGAATGCGGAATCGCCATGGGTGAAGTCCGTGAAGCCGCTCACCGCATTCCGGCTCTGGTACAACGCGCGCTGCGACCAGTCGCCAATGGAGGAGTGGGGCGAGGATGCGTTGCGGCTGCTGAGCAACGAGCTTCAGTGGTTCGTGAACCTCCACGCGGAGATTCAGAAGGTGAGGGGACGCATCGCAGGGGATTGACACGCGAGCCGTGGCACATGAAAAAGTTTGAAGAGATCGCCACGTTCGCCTTCGCATGCATCGGCTTCGGTGTGCTGTTCATGTTTGGAATGCTGTTCATCGGCGAGGTGGTCTGCTGGACGCTGCACTGAAGGGAGGTGGCGTGATCCTCGCAACATATGACAATCTAATCGCACAAACTTTACAACTATGCGCTTGTAAACAGATTGCACGACGCTCGGCTGCCGCCCCCAGGAAATATTTCGGGGTCCCATGGACAAAAATAAAAAGCCGGGTTGCCCCGCCCCTCACTGGGTTTGCGTGAGAATCTGATTTTTGCACTTCCCACAATTTGCGGGTGCGCCTGGCGCCCGGGAAGCGCCCGGGGGCTTCTCTTTGGCCTATTTACCCCTAATCAAGCGCTGTGCCAACTCCCTCATAAATAGCTCATTTAGAGAGCACTATATCTGCCGAAAGCACCCTCAATAACCTTGAGGCTACGCGCCCGTAGAGCGAAGCTCGGGTCGTTCAGAGCAGCTTCGAAACCAGCCACTTACGACCATGATCGCCAGCGAAATCCTCGCCCAGCAGACCACCAAGACCCGCAAGATTCAGCAGCTCCTGATGCTCGGGATGAGCCGCCAGGAAGTGGCCGCCCTGATGGGCGTCGGCTACGGGTTCGTCCAGAACGTCTACGCGAAGCTCTTTCCCGAGCGCATTCGCGCGCGCCGGGGGATGGCCACCGCCGCAGCCGCCGCGGGGTTCGCCTTCAGCTTCACGCGCAGCTTCGGGGTCGAGATCGAGATGTTCAACGTTCCCCGCGAACGCCTGATCACCGAGCTTCGCGCGGCGGGCATCGCGATCGAAGCCGAGAGTTACAACCACACGACGCGGGCGCACTGGAAGATCGTGAGCGACGGGTCGGTGCGCGGGAACGACGCCCTGGAACTGGTAAGCCCGGTGCTTCGCGGCGAGGACGGACTTGAGCAGCTTCGCAAAGTTTGCGCGACGCTCAAAAGGCTCAACGCCAAGATCAACAAGAGCTGCGGGCTGCACATCCACTTCGGGACGGACGATTTCCGCGACGACGCGCGGGTCTGGAAGAACCTCTTCCACAATTACGCGACGCTGGAGCCGCTCATCGACGGCTTCATGCCCGCCAGCCGCCGCGGCAACATCAACACCTACTGCCGCTCGCTGCGGGTGCCCGGGCTGGCGAGCAAGATGGACCGCGCGACCACGCTGCGCGATCTGGAGCGGGCGGTGACGGGCGCGAGCCGCTACTTCAAGATCAACGTCCAGGCCTACTGGCGGCACCGCACCGTCGAGTTCCGCCAGCACAGCGGCAGCATCGAGTTCGAGAAGATTTCCAACTGGCTGCATTTCCTGGCTCGGATGATCGAGTTCAGCAAGACGCAGCGGGTCGCGGGCGCGGGCTTCGATGACGCCGCGCAGTTCGCCACGCCCGAACTGATCGGGTTCTACCGCCAGCGCACGCAGCAGCTCGCCCTTGCCGCATAAAATGCACGAGACCACTTTCAGCCACATGGAGGACGCATTATGATGACCCTGATGGATTCACCGACCAAGAGCTACCGCATGCTCGGTGGCGGCACGATCAAGGGCGAGACGCCCGAGCAGATCGTGGCCGCGCTGCGCGCCTCGAGCCGGGATCCGCTGGAGACGGTGGAGGATTTCATGGAGGAGACCTCGCGCGCTTGCCGCACCTATTCGGGGGCGATCATCAGCACTTACAACGCGGAGGAATTCGTGGCCGACCTGATCGAGAACGAATTCCTCGTGGACGCCGACAAGCCGCCCGGGAACGTGGTGCCCTTCAAGCCGCAATGAGCCGCAGCAGGGGGCAGTTCTATTTCGCGTACGGCTCCAACATGGACCTCGCGCAGATGGCGCGGCGCTGCCCCCAAGCCCGGCGCGTAGGGCGCGGGGTGACCCGGCACCGGAGTTTCGTGATCAACCGCCGGGGCGTCGCCACCCTGCGGGCGCAGCGCAACGCCGAGACATGGGGCGGGATCTGGCACATCACCGACGAGGACGAGGTCGCGCTCGACTGGTTCGAGGGCGTGGCGATCGGTCGCTACCGCAAAACGCTGGCCAGCGTGCGGCTGGACGGCGGCACGACGATCAAGGCGCTGCTCTATGTCGACCCGGTGACGGACCGCGGCGAGCCGCGCCTTGGCTACCTGCCGCGCATCGTTCGTGGGGCCCTGGACTTCCGCCTCCCAAAATCCTATGTCGAGCGAATCATCGCGCCGTTTCTCCGGGATGCGCCATCGGCCCACAGGTAGTCCACAATGCGGGGCTGCTGGGCTGCCATGGACTGATATTCGACACATCTGCTGCGGAAATTATACTTGCCGTTTGTCGGGTTTTCTCGTTTCATGGCCGGGATATTTTGACAGATTTGTCGGCTATAAGGATGTTGGCAAACCGACCGATCTGTCGATGATTCACCTGTTAGCCGTTGCTCGCGCACTCCGATGAACGAAGAATACTACAAGGAAGTCGGCACCAATTACCGCTTCTTCCTCAGTTGGCGGCACGCCACCTTCGCTGGCAACCTCATCGTCTTAGGCGGTGCGCTTTCGCTGTCCATCTCCGCATTCAAGGACGCTCGTGAGTTTGTATGGCTCATTCCGCTATGTGCTTCGCCAGTCGGCGTGCTGCTCTGGATTATCGACGTCAGGAACCGGCATCTGTATCACGCTGCCATCCAAGCCGGTAAGACCCTTGAGAACGGGCAGAGGGGCTTTTACACCATTCTTGCAGACGACGTTATTTTACCGCCCAATCGGTCGCCATTCCGCAAGCCCACTCAGAGCGCCGCACTGAACGTCGCCTTCCTTGGTTCGTCTCTCTTGCTGCTTGTCGTGTCCTTTATGCTTTCACGAGTTCCGGCGAGCACGTCGCCAACGCCAGCGCAGCCGACACCAGCCATAGTTGCACCGGCAGCTCCTAATCCCGCACCTATTCCGAAATGACCGCAACGCCTATGCGCTGCAGCGAACGGCTCCGCGTGTCACGGCGCGTGCTTTCTGCGAGCGGAGTGGCAGCTACATTTGGGCGTCTGGCGTTCGTTCCACCGTTGGGCACGCGCCGCGCCACGCTCCGCCGTCGCTGAGCTTGGGGTCGTTGAGCCATCATTCGCACCATGGAAACCGTCATCGAAAGGCAATCAGGTTACGAACCGCCATACGACAGCCCCTTGGAAGCGCACTTGGCGTATTTTCTTCCGAAGTATATCGAAGACGGAGCGAAGTTCTTTAAGCAGTATGAGGTCGAAACGCCTCGCGGCACATTCAAGTTGGATTTCTTAGTTGACTCACCATTGGGCAAGTTCGGATTCGAGTGCGACGGCAAGGAATTTCACGACTACTATCGGGATATGTTCAGGGACGCTCTGATTTTGGGATCGTCGGACGTCGTTTCCATTCACCGGATTGCCGGGACAGATGTTCACAGCAGACTCGACGACGCCCTCTTTGCGATCAGCAAAGTTGAGCCGGATGCATTCTCTGAGAGAGGGCGGAAGAACCTTTGGACGCTTTCGACATCTCGTTCAGACTTGGAGGTGACAGATATTACCGACGGTGCGATTGCGTCCGACCATATCAGAATCTTGAGTATGACCATTGGCCGACTCTCCAAAAAGAGCAAAGACCCGCTTTGGAAGAGACTGTTTGAGTTTGCGGTCGCCAATCGGTATCTGACTGCAGAAGCGTTAATTGAGAAGGCGCATCAAGAAGGAGTGCTTTGAACCTGTGGCCGTGATACTATGCGCTGCAGCGCCACCAAGAATCGTAGTTCACGCTTGCCCATCGCTTTCTGACTCCTCCGTCCCGCCCACCGCAACCGCCTCCCGCCCGATGAGCTTGAGCATGGTTGCCGCGGCCACCTGCATACACTCGCAGTCCCAGATGTGGTTCGGTCGGTTGCCGATCTGCTTCCAGATCCACTTGCCCTGTTCCTTGACCCGGTGCTCGGACTCCATCTGCTTGAGGTAGTCCTCGGGCACGTCGTCGGGCACCTCCCAGGTCACACCGTTGGCCGGATCCTGGTTGCGGCGCAGCCGGGCAAGCGAGTCTTTGATGTTGAGGTTGCTCCAGTAGAGGACCTGGCACCAGCGGTTGTGACCGAGCACCACGTTGCGGCGCGGGGAGTAGAACCGCTGCAGCGGCACGCGGTTTTTGCTCTTGTGAACGAACGTGGCGCGCCGATCGCCGATGAGCGCGATCCAGCCGCGCTCGGAGCATTGCTTGTAGACCTCGTAGGTCGCGTTGCCGGCGTCGACGAACACGAGATTGGAGTGAACGGCGAATCGCTCCTGCAATGCGTCGATGTCTTCGAAGGTCAGAACGCGTTCGCACCATACCAGCCGCGACGAACCTTCGGCGTTCCACGAGCGCACCACGACAAAGAGATGATCGAGCTGGCAGTCCACGGTCACGATGCGCAGCGGAATCATTCGGCTGCCATCCGGGAAGGGCGGGGGAACGATCCTGCCGAAGCGGTCGACACCGGCCTCCTCGCACCACAGATCCCCGAGCCGGTAGCCGGAGGTCGTGATTTCCAGCTTGAAATCCTCGAGGTATTCGCGCCACGGCAGAGCGAGACGCTTTTGGTAGAATTGCTGAAGCAATGAGGTGTCGCCTTTGCGGGCGGCCTGCTTCGCCCGCAGGTAGAGCTCGGCAAGCCTGCCCCAGGACATGGTGGCCAGGGCGTTCCAGTGGAACCCGACGTTCTCGCGCGACGCGCGCGGGTTCTGGGGGATGAAGCGACCGCTGGCGTTGAGGCGCCGGCGCGTTTCATCGGTGTCCTCGAAATAGAAATTGCACGACGCGCACCGAAGGACCGTGCTGGCGTGGATCTTGGCAAAATCGTATTGCTCGTTCTCGTCCTTGCAGTCCTTGCTCCACTCGACGTTTTCCCAGAGGAACGGCTGCCGGTGGCCGCAGTGCGGACATTCAAAAGTCCACTCCCGCATGTCCGTCGTTTGAAACTTGCGGTGCGTGTCGTCGTCTTCCTCGCCGCCCTGGCTCATCAGGCAGACCTTGCCCAACCAGCCGAAGGCGGTGACGCGTGCTTCGGCCTCGGCCATGTGGCCTGTCGGCCAACGCCAGCATTCGTCTCCGACCAAAAAGCGGATCGAGCGGCGCTGAAGGTTTGTTTTGTTGTTCGCCCCAAGCACCCACAGCGTCATGCCATTGCTGAATTGCTTCGTGGCTGTCTTGTTCTTGTGCCGGTCGCGCGGGTAGAGAGCGGTCACCGCCGGGCATTCGGCAAAGATTCGCCCCAGGCGGCTCTCGGCCTGGTCGCGCGCGTCCTCGTCGGTCTGGTCGAGCCAGAGCGTGGGGCCGGGGAGATTGGCGATGATATAGCAAAGGCCGATTTCGCCTACCGTGGTCTTGCTGGACTGGATCGAGGCGATGATGGAGACGATTCGCACCCTTGAATCGACCAACGCTTCAAGCGGTTCCTTGATCCAGGGCGAGTTGTCCGCACGGAACCTTCCGGGCACAGGCGAATAGGGAATTGCGTGGATGTGTTCCTCCGCCCAGGCCCAAGGGGGTCGGCGATCGGGCGGGCGCCACGCCTCGCGCCAGATGGGATAGAGATCATTCACTCAGCGTTGCATGGTGTCACCTGCAACGCTCAGAGTGTGTCTCCAGCGAATACATCCGTGGGCCGCACGCGCCTTTCCAAATAGGCAGCGAGGCGCGAGTCCACAAGGCGCAGCTTTGGAAGGAATTCATTTCTGAACTCGTCTCGCGTGATCGCGACATAGAGGTTTTCCAAAAGGATGCCGAGCAATTCTTTGGGCGTTGTAGCTTTTTCCCAGATTTCCACGCCGAATTTGCCGCCATCCTTCACATCTCCGGTTGAGCGCAAAAATGTTCTCCATTTTCCGGGCTTGCCAGTGTATACGATTTCATGCGAGAAATCGTCACCGTGAAAGGCTGTCCCTGCACGTAGAAACAGGACTGTCTCCTTTGGCCCTGAAGATTTGGCTTTTCGAGGCATCCGCAGCACTGTGGGTGAAATCCGGCGCCCTGGCAATCAGGAATGAAATGATCCGCGAGAGCGTGGGCGTTGTGATCTGCGTCTCGACAAGACGCAGGACCCGCCACCCTGAGAGGGTCGCTTCGAGGTATTTCTCGGCATCGGCAACGAAGCCCTGGCCGCGGGTATGGCGCCCGCCGATCCACACGCCGCCTTCGAGTTCGATGAGGGTGCGGCTGGCCTCGTGCGCGAAGTCCGCGCGCCAGCGCCGCGTGGGATGGAAGCGGAACTCAGCCGTGAGCTTTGGCCCTCCGACCGCACGCCAGATGAGAGCGAACCGACGTTCCAGGCGCGACGGTGATCGCGCGCTCATGGCGTGGTTCCTCCGCCCGAATGAAGGACTTTGCAGACTTCATCAATGGCGCGGGCGCATTCCTCCCGGATCCCCTGCGCATCGCGGCCGCTGAGGATGGGCGGCAGCTCGTTTTCAAATTTCGCGCGGAGCAGCGCGACCGCCTTGCCCACGCCGACGAGCCAGTCGTGGCGCACATCCGCGAGCAGGACGTATTCGCCTTTGCGGATCGCCACCTTCAGCTCCCGTTCCTCCACCTCGGCGAGCAGCTTGCGGGCTTTGAGGGCCTCCTCGTTGGTCGTGATCGGCTGGTTGGTTTTGAGCCCGCGCACGCGAACGAACTCGCGCCATTCGGCCACGGGGAAGCTTCCGTTGGCCAGCGTCTGCGGCGCTCCCGCCAGCTTGCGCCAGGCGGTGATCGTCCTCCGAGTGACTCCGAGTAGGTCGGCCAGCTCCACCACGGTCTTCGCGTAGGCCACGCTGTCGGTGCAGCCCGCCGCCCGCGCCTGGACGCGCGCGCGCTCGGCCACGGTGAGTGTTCTGCCGGCTTTGACCTTCTTCAGAATGTTCTGAAAATCAAAATCCAGCACGCGCTCGTAGACGGATGGATCGATGTCTTGAGGCATCGATCAACCGCGGGTGTCAATGGCCCCTGTTGACAACTCGGGCGGGGGCATGAGCGATGCCGCCGTCCCCTGCGCAAACCCCGGGCAGGCCGAAACCGAGAAACCCGCCCGTGCGCGAGGGGCCCGAACCCGCACGGGAAGCTCCGCGGCCGCCCCCTCAAGCCCGTCAAGCCCGCCACGCGAGGAAGCCGGTGCCGCCCCCTCCCTGAAGCCGAAGGCGCTTGCGAGCGGCATCGATGTCTGGTGCGCGTTTGATGAGCTGGTCGCGATCGCCGATGTGAAGCCCAACCCGCGCAACCCGAACACCCACCCGGAGCGCCAGGTAGCCCTCCTGGCGAAGAACATCGGCTATTTCGGCTGGCGTCATCCGATCACGGTATCTCGCCGGAGCGGTTACATCGTCGCCGGTCATGGGCGGCTGATGGCGGCGCAGAAGCTGGGAGTCGAGCTGGTTCCGGTCGACTACCAGCATTTTGCCAGCGATGCGGACGAGATGGCGGTTCTGGTCAGCGACAACGCATTGCCCGAACTGGCGGAGATGGATGATGCGGGCCTCAAGGCGCTGCTCCAGGAGCTCGATGGAAAGATCGATCTCGATCTCACCGGCTTCGACGCTGATTCACTGGACGACATTCTTGAGCGCCTCGAGACCAAGGAAGGCAATTCGACCGTGCCCGCGCCTCCGGTCAATCCCATCACCAGGGTGGGAGACCTCTACGAACTCGGGCCGCACCGCCTGCTCTGCGGTGACGCGACCAACGCGGAGGGCGTCAGCCGCGTGATGAACGGGCAGCGAGCGATCCTCTTCGCCACCGATCCGCCCTACCTCGTCGGCTACGACGGCACCAATCACCCGGGCAAACGCCCGAAGACCAACACCGACTGGTCGGAAACCTACGGCGCGACCTGGGATGAAGCCGACGACGCGCGCAACTGCGACCTTTACGACCGCTTCATCAAGGCGGCCGTGGAAATTGCCATCGATCCGAACGCGGCCTGGTATTGCTGGCATGCGAGCCGCCGGCAGCGGATGGTCGAGGAGGCATGGGAGAAGAACGGCGCGTTCGTCCACCAGCAGATCATCTGGAGCAAGCCGAACCGCCCGATCCTGACGCGCTCCTGGTATCTCTGGGCGCACGAGCCGTGCTTCTTCGGATGGATCAAGGGCAACAAGCCGCCGCGTGAATCCCCCGACTACGAGCGCAGCGTCTGGGAGATTGAGGGCATCAACAACGACGAGCGGCCGGATCACCCGACGCCCAAGCCGCTGGAGTGTTTTGCCGTCCCGATGAGGCAACACACGAAGCGGGGTGATCTGTGCTACGAGCCGTTTTCTGGAAGCGGCACCCAGCTCGTGGCAGGCGACCAGCTCGGCCGGCGCGTCTACGGCCTGGAGATTTCTCCCGCCTATTGTGATGTGATTGTGCGGCGTTGGCTCGCCCTTGGGCCCGGGCGCCAGGTCATCCGCAACGGGGAGGATGCCACCCCGCTCTTCACCGAGGAAGCCGAATGAGCGCGTGGCCAAGAGGCAGGGGATTGTTTGAGGCCCAGGTGCATCAGGCCTGGTGAGTTTGACACCCTTCAAACCCGAGATAATAATCCTCCCATGTCAGAAGATCTGCAGGCAGAAATTGCCCGGCTCAAAGCGGAAAACGAAGCACTCAAGAACAGGTCTTCTTCCGGAGGCGCGCTTTCCATGAAGGTGAGTGAGAAGGGCGCTCTCTCCATTTATGGCATGGGCCGCTTCCCGGTCACTCTCTACAAGGAACAGTGGTTGAAACTTCTGGGAATCGCCGACGAGATTAAGAAGTTCATCGCCGACAACAACAGTCGGCTCAAAGCCAAAGACTGAACCGCGCCGAGTTAGGTGAGTTGAGGGGGCGCCGTTGACACCCCGCTCGCCGCATGGCGCAGGGACTCTTCGTTATCGGATTTTCCATCGAGGAAGTCCGGGCAATCCAGGCCAAAGCCAAGCAACTACTGCTGGAGGGCAAGACGATCATGTCGTGGAACGACAGCGGCTCGTCAGTCACCAAGGAGTTCGCGCTCACCGTGAAGGAGACGCTCGATGAATGCGCCCACGCGCTGCGCATCCTCGACCCGGCCACGTATGGCCCCCGCCGGCGTGTCCTGGTATCGCGAGTGGGGGTGAACCACAAATGAGTCCCCTGAAGCAATTCGCCCAACGCTGGCTGCCCAGGGCGCTGCAGCCCAAGTCGTGGTCGTTCGTCTACGAGGGGGCCAATCCTTCGCCGCGCCGCAGCCCGGTCCCCGGAGTGGCCCCGCGCGACGCGAAGCTGGACCTCCAGATGGGCGTCAGGCGCGAGTTGGTGCGCCGGGCCCGGTATCTGCACAAGAACTCGGGATTTATTCGGGAATTGGTGGCCGGAATGGCCATTTACTCGACCGGGGACGGCATCCGCCCGCAGGCGCAGTCGCCCGATCCGGCGTGGAACCGGCAGGCGGAGGACTATTTCAAGCAGTGGAGCTCACGCTGCGAAATCACCGGGAGATTCAGCTTCGAGGAATGCCAGGCGCTGATCTGCCGCGGCATGGACGTGGACGGGGAGTATTTCGTGCTCAAGACGCGCGACCGGTTCGGGCTGCCCGTGCTCCAGCTCATCGAGTCGCACCGGGTGGGAGACACAGTGTTCTCTCCCGATTCCACCGATGGCGTGCTTCTCGACGAATGGGGCGCGGTTCGTGCCTACCGCCTCATTGAAGACAGCGGCACGCGCGACGTTCCTGCATCGCAAGTTCTCCATGTCTTCGAGCCGGAGTATGCCAGCGCCGTGAGAAATGCGCCCACCATACAGCACTCGATCAATCACGTGATCGACGAGATTGAACTCTTGGCATTAGAGAAGAATGCGGTGAAGGACAACTGCGACGTGACCCGCGTGCTCAAGACAGAACGGGGGGAGCTCGATGATTCTGATTTCAAGTTGGATGCGCAACAAGCTGACGTAGGAGAAACCTCCGACGCAGCCTCGCTTCAGCAGATCGTGGGCGGCAAGCTGGTGGCGCTCAAGCCCAACGAGAACATCGAATCCTTCGAGCCCAAGCGGCCGAGCCCCACGTTCACGGGATTTCTGGAGCATTTGAGGAAGGACTCAGCGCTGGGTTGCCTGCCCTACGAGTGGGTCGCCGATTCCAGCAAGATTGGCGGCGCGGGCGTGCGGCTCGTGGTGGCCAAGGCTGACCGCAGGTTCTCCTACCGTCAGATGATCTTGATTCAGCGGCTCATCAAACCCGTCTGGTTCTTCGTGATCGGCGACGCGATTGACCGTGGAGCATTGCCGGCGGTTCCCGCGTGGTGGAAGATCAGTTGCACAGTGCCCCGCAGAGTCACCTGCGATGCCGGGCGCGAAGCACAGCAAAACCGCGCTGACGTGGAGATGGGTCTAAAAACCATTTCGGACCACTACGAAGAAGTCGGCGCTGACTTCGGCGAGGAGCTGGAACGTAGGGCGCGGGATGCGCGGTTGATTTTGGACACGGCGGCGAAGTACGATTTGCCGGTCGACATGCTTTGGAAGCCAAGTGCGTCTACGCCTACTTCAGCGGCCGCCAACAGGGGCGAGCAGAGCGAATTGCGTCGGACCATCGCAGGATGAAAGGGGCGGACGGTAGGGCGTGCTCGAATCAAATGTGCGCAATTTGCCAACATTCTTGACGCCTAAAATGCGGTGCTGACAAGCGAGTGGATTTGTGCGATTCTTAGGCTAGTCAGGAATTCCAAATCAACACTGACCCGCGCAGTATGAAAGCATTTGCCTTCAAGCCCACGAACGAGCTCATTGGGAAATTCACGATACAGAGCTTCGATCAAATGCCCGCCGCGCTGCAAAACTTTCTGGCAAATAAGGATCCAGTGCCAATCTATTCCTACGTCGAAGCATCCGGAAGAAAATGGACGATTGTGAGCCAGAATCCGTTTCAGTTGCGGGAAGGAGTGGTGATGGGACAAGCCACTGAGCAGCACCCGGAGACAGTTTCAGGCTCCCAAGGATCCGCGCAGACGCCAATTTCCGAAAACTCCCAATTAGTCATCATGAACCGCATCCGCTCCTACGCTCTAGTTCTCGTCGGTGTTCCACTTGGATACATTCTCAGCTACTTCTTTCAACCTGGAGCGGTCCGAATGTTCATGTCGCTCGGTGACTACGTTGGGAAGGCACAGGAAATTCTTATCGCTCAACATCCAGAGGTTTCCGAACACAGTGCGACTTACCAGATAGAACACAGTCTTGGCAGTGCAGCTTGGCTTGGTGTCGGAATCGGCGTAGTTGCAATGGGAGTAATTGCCAATATTGCGAGCAAGAAAAGGGATTGAAGCAGGATGAATCCTGGCAAGTCCCGAGATTGCTACCTTCGGATTGTGTATCGCCAAGGAACACAGAACTGAATCGTCTCGCGCAACTGGACGACTCGCGACGAAGGAGTCGCCGTGCCCCCGTTGACACCTCCGCGGCGGCGTGACCGCCCTTGATTCGCTGCTGCAACGCCAGCCCTGGCTCATTTTGCCCGAAGCCCTCCGGGGAATGACAACCGTGGCCTTCGGGTTCTTCGAGAACCGGGTGAAGCTGCCCGAGGTCACGAGCAGTCCATTCCTTTCAGTCGAGGACGGGGTGGGCATCATCTCGCTCCACGGTCCCATGATGCGCAATCCGGGGGTGATCCCCCGGCTGCTTTTCGGCGCGCTGAACTTCGAGGATGCCATCGACGCGGTAAACGAGGCGGCAGAGCGCGCTGACGTGGAGGCCATCCTGCTGGACATCGACTCTCCGGGCGGGACCGCGAATGGCACGCCGGAATTGGCGCAGGCCGTGGCCGACGCGTCGAGGGGAAAATTCGTCTACGCCTACTCCGGCGGCCAGATGTGCAGCGCGGCCTACTGGGTGGCTTCCCAGTGCGACGCGATCTACGCCTCCCCGAGCGCCCGCGTGGGCGGCATCGGCGTGATCCTGCCCTACGTGGACGACACCGAGGCGCTCAAGGCCGAGGGCCTCAAGGTAGAGGTGTTCGCCGCCGGGAAGTTCAAAAGCATGGGCACGCCGGGTGTGCCGCTCACCGACGAGCAGCGGGCGCTTCTGCAGGCGGATGTTGAGGATATTGCGCGCGATTTTCGCAGCGCCGTCCTGGCCAAGGGCCGGAAGATTCCGGATGAGGCCATGGAAGGCCAGAGCTTCAGGGCCCGCGGCGCCCAGCGGAACAACCTCGCGGGCGTGGTCAAGAATCGCGCCGAGGTGCTCTCGCGCCTGCGCTCCCTGCACGTGCGCAAGGTTGACACGGCGGCGTGGTCGTCCGCCATGAACAAAACTCTCGAAGAACAGCTCAATGAAGCGCTCACCCGCGTTGCCTCGCTGGAAGCCGACGCCAAGGCCCGCGAGATTCTGCTCACCGAGGCCTCCCAGCAGGCCGACAAATACGAAGCGACTTTGCAGCAGCGCGAAACCGCGTTGCAGGAAGCGCAACAGGAACTCGCCAAGCAGCGGGACGCTCTCAGCGCTCAGCTCATCGACGCCAAGACCGAGGTGGACCGCATCTCGCTGCGCAACAAGGATCTCGAAGCGCAGCTCACGGAACTGCGAGGTCGGGACCAGGACATCGAGAAACGCGCCGCCGCCCGCGCCGCCCAGATCGCCGCCGAGATGAGCAGCCCGGTCCCCGCCAAGATCACGCCGAAGGGGGGCGCCACGCCGCCTTCTCCCGCTTCCGTCTGGAATCGCCAGTTCGCCGCGCAGGTCTGATCACCCGCAACTGAACCTCCACGCTCACCTTCATAATGGTCCCGACCCTTCTCGACATTGCCAAGCTGGACGCTGGCATCGGCTATCCTCTCATCGAGGAAGCTGTGAAGCTCGCTCCCGAACTCCAGGTGGTGCCTGCCGACACCATCACCGGCACCACCATGGAACTCACGGTGCGCACCGGGCTGCCCTCCGTGAGCTTCCGCAACGCCAACGAAGGCGTCCCCCGCAGCAAGTCCACCTATGAAACGCGCACCTTCCAGACCCACATCCTCGACCACCAAGTGGCCGTGGATTCCCAGATCGTGGATGGTGCGCGCGACAAGGGCCGTCTACTGGAAAACCACACCGCCGGGGTGATCGAGGCTGCGATGCAATACATCGGTTCCCAGTTCTATTACGGGACGGGCAACGACGCGAAGGGCTTCCCCGGGCTGCTGGCCCAGTGCAAGTCCGACACGGGGCATACCGTGGACGCGGGCGGTGCCGGGAACAAAACTTCCGTCTGGTTCCTGCGCCTGGGTCGCGAATGCGTCGAGTTCCTCTTCGGCAACAGCCAGACCATCCGCCTCCAGGATGCCTGGGATCTTGAAACCGTGTATGATGCCAACGGCAATCCCTACAAAGCCTACACCAACTGGATGACGGGTCGGGTCGGGATGCGCCTGGCAAACAAGAACTGCGCGGTCAGGATCAAGAACCTCGAGGAGGCCGGCACGAATAAAAAGGTGGTGACCGACGCGCTGCTCTACTCGGCCTACGAGAAGTTCACCGAGTTCGGCATGGAGCCCACCCACATCTTCATGAACGGCCGTTCCCGCGAGCAGCTCCGCTCCGGCCGCACGGCGACCAACCCGGCTGGGTTGCCCGCGCCCTTGCCCACCGAATGGGAGGGCATCCCGATCATCCGCACGTCCTCGATCACCAGCGACGAGGCGTGAGCTTCTTCACCGCCAGACCAACCTCCTTCTTCTCACCCCGCCATGCACCTTCTCAAAGACGCCAATCTCATCAAGACCGTGGCCCTGCCTGCCGCGGGCGCCAGCGCCGCCACCGAAGCCATCGACCTGCTCCAGGGACCGACTCAGGAGGCTCACTTCGAGGTGGAAATGAGTTTCCCGGCGCTTCCCTCGCTCGCGGACACCAAGTCCGCCACGGCCACCCTGGAAGACTCGGCCGACGGAGTCACGTTCGCGGCCATCGCGGCCCTGCAGCCGCTCAAGCTCACGGGTGCGGGCGGAGTGGGCGCGGCCCTGGCGGTTCGCAAGGTGCGCCTGCCGTCCGACGCGCGGCAGTATCTGCGGGCGAACGTGGCGGTGGATGCGGCCGGCGGCAACAACACGGCCCAGAAGTTCACGCTGGCGCTGGTGTTCTGATCAGGTTTCGAGGACTTCGGCGTTCCTCGGTTCGGGTGCGCCCCGGTTGGCAGTGATGCTGGCCGGGGCGCTTTCGATATGTTTAGCCGAATCAGCGGTTCCCCAAAACATTCGTGCTATGACTGTGCGATGCGGGTCGTTCAACGGTTGGGCTCAGCCCACAACGCCATGAAAGCACTGCTCATTTTAGGTTCTTTGCTCGTCACGACATCGGTTTTTGCCCAGTCCAACTTCCAGGTCGACTTGGTCATTCCGGCCAAGAAATACCTGTATGTGAACGGAGCATGGCAGCATGGCGCCGACTGTATCGAAGCCAGGGTTTCGGTTGGTGCGAATACGCCTTCCAAGGACGTCGTCGTCAAAGCCTACTTCTTCTCCGCAGATGGCAAGCTGCTTCACTCGGATAATAAGCCGTCCTCCGAGGGAAAGACCGATGGCACTACAATCAAGGCGGTGCCACCGCAGTTCGAGCGTGGAAGGAAATACTCCGTGTTGTTCCCAATCCCCGCTGAGATCAACACAGGTGCCAAGAAATGGAAGCGCGCCATTGTCGTGTTTGGCAGCGGCACCGATTTTGCCAACAAGATCTACCCCAAGGACGATCTGGCAAAATTCAACTTCCCGGAGAAAGCAAAGACGGCTTCCCAGTAGACCCTGTTTGAGACAGGCGTTGCATTCACTTCATTGACGCTGGGACGATTCCAAGGCAGTCGAGCAATTTACGGGCGCTCCGTTGCCCATTCGTGACAAAAGCAAAGGGTGTCGGGGTTGTTTTAGCATGGAGATTTAATTGGTGTCGCTGCCGGTTCGTTACGGAAATTCAAGTGAAGAGGCCCAAAAGGATCATGCAAATTCCGATTATCGCGTAAAACACACGCGCCCCGGTGCGCCCAAACGCATTCACGAACAGCGGGGCTGGGCGGAGGTGGTAAAACCAATTCCAGTTCCAGATGGCACCTCCTAGCGCGAAGCAGCCGACCGCTACGGCGACGAGGTCTTTGACGTATTCGTTTTTCATAGTCAGATGCCGCACGGCCGAAATGTTAAAGTAAACCCATATGCACGCAAATAACCCAAGGAACACCGCAAGGTAGAAGCACCCCCAGGCCCGACGCAATTCTTTCGTCATTTCAGCCTTCCGTTCCGTGGCGGGGCGTTGCACTGGAACTGGCGGCGGTTCCTCGCTCATATCGGCATTATGACCTTGGAATCTTCGACAGGATCAGCAATCCTAAACCAAGGAATCCCGCCATGGTGCCGATCAACCAAGACTTTGCGAGGCCTTTGTCTTGCTTCAATCGCTCCGACCACGCATTCCACTTCCAGCCGAAACTCTGAATCCACGGCAGCTTGTTCCTGACCATGTACAGTCTATTTAGCCTAGAAGCAGAAACGCCCGCCAGAAGCCAGCCAGGAATAAGGAGAGAAAATCCCAGAATTTCACAGGTGAGCTTCATCAATCAAACTTGGAAAACCAAGAGCATCCTACGTTGAGATCGTTTCATGCACTTTTCAAATCCACTGAACCGGCAGCGACACCATTTAATTGAGTTGCAAGGTAATTAATTTCGAATAAATTAATTATCATTATGACCGAACAATCCGTCATCGCGAGTGCTGATGAACTCGAAACGATAGTTCGCCAGAAAATCGAAGATTATAGGATTCATCGGAAGGAATGCCCGAAGTGCAGGACTATGTTTGGTTCACGATGCGATGAAGGTGCGCGAATGATGGCCCAGATCTTCGAGACATCTGCACGGAGCCGTGATTCTGTGGGCGTCGGCGCGAGTGGTAGGTGGCTTTGACAAGCCCGCAGCGGCGTGAGCCTCCACGCCGAAATCGCCGCCGACTTCGCCAGCCTCCTCGAAGAGACGGGCGTGGACATCATCTGGCAGGGCCGCAGCTACCCCGCGCTCATCGGCGATCCCAACGTGCAGGTGGATCTGCAATCGGGCGGCTTCCTGCCCCAGGGCAATTTCAGCGTGAAGCTCCTGCGCGGTCATCTGGAGACGATGCCAGAGCACGGCGAAGTGATCATTCTGGACGGCAAGCCCTATGCCATCACCGCGATCAGCCACAAGCCCGGTCATCCCATTGTGATCCTCACCATCGCCGCATGACCTCCGCCATCGAACATGGCCTCGCTGCGTTCATCACCGCGTTCCTCGCGGATCGCAATGTCACAGCCGCGGTTCATGCCGGCACGAGTGGCGAACTCCTCCCGACCACCGAGCCAGTGGTGATTGTGAGCGTGAAAGAGGCGCGGCACGAAGTGGGACCGCTCTACACGGGCGACGTGGAACTGATCGTCGCCACCCGCGCCGTGGCCACCAACGACGTGGAGGTTCATCGAAATCTCGTGGCTGCCGTGGAGCAGGCCTTTGATCCGGCGAACTCGGCGGCGATTTCCGCTGCGGTGCAGACGACCTCCGGCTGCACGGTGCAGGGCTGGTTCAGCCACGGCCCCAAGGATTCGCAGGAAGACGAGCGCTGGCACACCACGTTGCCTGTTTCGCTGGGATTGCAGAGATAGTGACGAGTTTATCGGAGAAGCATCCTGACCGCAGCGACTCCTGAGGCAATGATGCATCCAAAGCAAACAAGGAAGCTGATGATGTTTCCCCAAGGCTCGCGCCAATTGCGATAGTCTCGAAGAACCAGCAGAGCAACGAGCAGCGCGATACCGGGAGGTCCATTCCAAGTGGAGATGGCGACAATAGGGCAGCAAAGCACCGGCCAGTAGCGAAACCAAAAGCCCTGAGAATTGTCCTTTGATTTGGCGAAAGAGTTCATGGCGAGGTCACAGCGGCACGGTATCAAGGTTTCAAAGCGAAGCAACCGGTGGCTGGCCCTCTTGCTTTGGGCGTCGCGCCTTCCATGCGGGCAGGAGCCTGACACGCGAATTGACACCCGCCTCACCGATATGCCCGCCCATATCGGAGCCCTCGATAGCTTCGGCGTGGCCGCCCCCACTGGCGGCTACGTCCACGAAACCTCCCGCGAAAGCTCGGTGGAGATCGACTCGGTGAAGGACAACCTGGGCGTCACGGTGGTGGCCGATCCCAAGCCGCTGATCACCCGCAAGGTCACTCTCAAGGGCCAGGGCGATGCGGTTCTGACCAACGTCATCGCAGGGGCCTTCGCGGTGGATGCGTTGAAGATCGTCTCGGCCAAGCGCACCGAGTCCAACGACAAACGCCCTGAGTTTGAAATCTCGGCCGTGGCCTATTCCAACCTCGCCGCCTGACCCGCCATGCCCGCAGACTTCACCAAGATCGGCATCCAGAGCGTGGGCATCACCCTCGCCCAGAAGTTCGACATCGAGAAGAAGATCGAGGAGAAGGTGCTGCTCGACAAGGATGGCAAGTTCGCCCAAGGGGACGCGCGCGACCCGATCTTCGAGTTCAGCATCGAAGGCAAAGGCGACCTCCCCTCCGGCATCGCGCTGGGCTCCGATGGCGGCCTCACCATCGAGGGAGTGAGTGGTGGCAAGACCATCATCAAGCAGGTGAGCGAAACCGAGAAGAACGACGACTGGAACGAATGGAAGATTTCCGGAATGAACTACCCAGCTGCGAGTTAACCATGAAAGAAGGCCAGACCATCCGATTCATCCGTGGTGAAGGCGCGCCGCTCCTCTCCCCCACGCTCGGCCTGGTGGCCGCCGCTTTGACCAGCGGCGCCAGGTTCTCGGGCGACAAACCCCTGCTGGACACGGTGGAGGAAAAGCAGGGCATGGCCGCACGCGAGTTCGCCTGGGGTTTCGATGATCGCAGCGAGATCGTGTTTCGCCGCAGCTTCCGCGAGGAAACCCTCAGCATTGAGGAATTCCGGAAGCGGTTCGAGGACCTCGATTGGTGCGAGCGCAATCCCGGCCACCCCATCGCCTACATGCGTTTCATGTGGGAGCGGCTGGCGGATCTGAAGACAGCTCTGCGGCAGATGAAACCGCTCCTCAAGATTCGCCGGGGCCGGTCCACGGCCTTCATCCCCGCGGATGCCTCTGCAGAAGAAAAAGCCCGCATCCTCTCCCAGCTATGACGCCTGATCCCCGCACCACCCAGCTTGAAGCCGCCTTCGCTGAAGACGGCACGCCCACTGCGGCAGCCGGTCTTCGCCTCCGCCCCTTCTCTCTCGGCACACTCAACCTCTGCCGCCAGCTTGGACTCACGCTCTTCACCGACTCCAAAGCCGACGAGTCGATCAGCGATGAGGAGCGCCAGCGTCAGATCGCCGCCTTCGCCTGGCTGCAGTCCGCTCCGCTCAAAGAAGTGCTCCAGGTCGTTCGATCCGGCACCTGGCAGGAGGCGGTCAATGAATTTGAGTTCAGCCTCTCGGTTGAAACGATCCCGGCCCTCGTGGCCGAGATCGGCCGCATCGCCACGCTCGCCGCGGCGGCTGCGGTGGAGGTGGTCCCGAAACCGGGTGCATCGGAAGGCGAGGGCGCGCCCCCAAAATCCTAGAGCCAGGCTGGACAGCGAGCATCGTGTTCACCCTGGCTCGCGAAACCGGCTGGAGCGAAGCCTTCCTCCTCTGGGAACTGCCCCTGCCCCGTGCCCTTCAGTATTACCACTGCGCCCTGCGCTCGGCCCTCGCATGGACGGTTGAACCCCGCGCGGGAGCGGTAGACCAGCTGCGGCGGCTGGAGGCTCTGGTGGCTCCCATGCTGATCCCGCCCGACGAGGAATTTTGACAGCCGCATCCGGGCATGCGCGAACTCACGCTCAACACGACAGCGTTCAACCGGGCGCTGAGTGAGTTCATGGCGGGCTCGAAGCGCGAAGCTGTGGTGGTCCTCAAGGAGCAGGCGCGCGGCATCATCCGCAACCTTTTCGAGGTCACGCCCCCGGGCCGCCCCAAGCTGAGCAGCGGCAAGGCGCGCAAGCGAGGCCGCGACAACGTGAAAGCCGACGTGCTCAAGGTGGTGCGGCCGGTGAAACGCAATCCGCAGGAGACGGATGTGGCTGCGCTCATCAAACCCCGGCGGCGCGACGGGCGTGTGCGTCGTGAAGTGAACCCGCGCATCACCGTGCCTCTTGATGCTTTCAAAGCCTACGTGGCCAGGAAGCAGGCGATGGTGGGGTTTCTCGCATCAGGTTGGAACGAGGCTGCCGCGCGCCTGGGCGTGAAGCCTGCGGCCTGGATCTGGCAAAACGAAGGCCCGGGCGACCTGCAAATCATCATCACCGAGTCCGCCATTCGCATCATCGCCACCAACAAGGTGAAATACGCCAGCAGCATCAACCAGCTTCGCAGCCGCCTGCAATGGGCCGTGGATCAGCAGCGCCGCAAGATTGAGCGCCGCCTCAAAAAGTTCCACGCGGAACAGGCGCAGAAGGCGGGATTCAAAACTTGATCACTGATCCACTCTGATGGCCGCGATCACCGCAGAACTTGCGCTCGAAGTCTCGAAGTTTCAGAGCGCTCTCAAAACGGCGCAGCAGAGCTTGCGCGGCTTCAAATCCAGCACCGAGCGAACGGGCACGGGCCTCGGCGCGAGCCTGTTTCGGGGAATTGCCGCAGTGGCAGGTGGCACACTCATCGCCGATGCGTTCAAGAGCGCGCTCAGTGGCGCGGCGGGCTTGGTCAAGGACGCAGCGGAGGGATTGAAGGGCGCGTTCGACCTCGGCGGTCATCTCACGGATGCCTCCGCCCAGATCGGCAGCACGGCGGGTCAGGTGCTCCTGCTCCAGACCGCGTTCAAGAACGCTGGCATGGAAGCGGAGGACGTGGCCGGCGTGATCAACAAGATGCAGAAGGGCATCGCGGAAGGCACGACTCGCGGTGGTGAGAAGGAGACCCTATTCAATCAACTCGGACTGGACCCGACAACACTCGCAAACATGGACCCCAGTGCGGCCTTCCAGAAGGTGGGCGCCGCCATTGCTGCGATCCAGAACCCAACGCAGCGTGCTGCAATCTCGATGGCCGTGTTCGGCAGGTCTGGCGCAAGACTCATGGCCATGTTCGGCGATAGCGGGGCCCTGGCGGACGCGAAGACGATGCTCGGCGACCAGGTGCAGATCCTCGACCAGAGCGCAGCGGACTTCGACAAGGCCTCGGACATCATCAACGGCGCGTTCCACAAATTGCAGGGGTTCTTCGTGGGAATGGGGGCCCGGATCGTGAACGCCCTGCAGCCGATCCTCGATGAGCTGAACAAGATCGACCTCGCCGGCATCGGCCAGAGATTCGGTGATGCGATGGTGCAGGCTTACCAGATCATCAAGGCCACCATTCAGGAACTCACGGCGGGTGACATGCTCTCGCTGGTCGGCGATGCCTTGGTGGCCGCGTTCAAGGAAGGCATCAACGTGTTGTGGGCCGGGTTGTGGGGCGCGATCCGGGCAGCGGGCCAGTTGATGATCGAGGCCTTCAAAACTGCAATCGCACTCGTGGCCATCGTGACCACTGCGGATTTCTGGAAAGGCCTCGGCCATGCGCTCATCTCCATGGCCCTGGCGTTCACCGCGACGATGATTCATGGGATCGCGGCCATTCTCGATGAAATCAAGAAAATCCCCGGCGTGGGTCGCGTGGTGGGCAGGGCCAACGAAAAGACCCGCGCCTACGCCGAATCGCTCGACCAAAAAGCCAATGCGCACGCTGACTCCGCTGCCACCAATTTGGAAAAGCCGGTCGATTTGGCCACCAAGCGCTTCGCCGACGCAGGCGCCAAGATCGCCGACGCCTTCAAGCGCGGATACAACGACACCGGGACCGTCATGGACGCCAGCGGCGAAAAGGCGCGCATCGGTGACGCGATCGCTCGCATAAACGAGCGGGCAAAG